GATGACGCTATGTCATACTTTGAGAAGTTGGCTGAAGGGTAAACTAATCTGGTTTACTATAAACCCCTCACTGAGAAATTGGTGAGGGGTTTTCTTTTAGTGAACACCGGCAATTGCCTTCCCCGCACGTCCTCCCGCCGACGGGTCTTCTAACACTTTACCATGTTCAAGAACAGTCTGGTTCTGTTTGTTTTCAACTTTAGAGTTGTCGGTGACGATCATCGGTGCCGGTGCCGGAGTATTTTGTTTTGCAGCGTTTTCTTTAATCTCGTTTGCAGCCTTACCATCAGATTTTTCGTCGTCAGAAGTTTTTTCCATTTTAGCTTCAGAAGTTTGTTCCATTTTAGCTTCAATGAGTTTTTCTGGAGCAGGAGCATTAAGACTAGCGTTAATTTTCTGCAATCGCTCTTGGTCGGCTTTTAATTTTTCTGCTGCTTCTTTTTCTTCATCTTTTGCTACTTGTAGCGCCTCTCTTGCTTCTATAATATCATTTTGAGAAAGACCAGCGCCGCTCTTTTGTATTTTATCAAATCCACCCTTCGCTTTGGCTTCTGCTTCAAATTTTTCCAGTTCAAGCTTGGCTTCCTTTAGGTCTTTTCCTTTTTCGAGGGCTTCCTTTCGTGTGTCTTTCATATCATCTGTGAGGTCTTTACGTTCCTCTTGTTGTTCTTCCACTGACAGGTCTTTAACAGCCCTCTTACCAAATATTTTGTCGCCCAAGGTATCCCCAATTATATCTCTAGCAATATTCTGTATACCTGACATTATATCTTGAATAACAGTTGATATACTTTTAGTCAGTCCATCGAAAACACCTGATATTTTATCAACTATGGATTTGAAAAAACCCTTTACTACATCTTTTAACATAGACATCCCACCTTGTCCCTCTTTTGCCTGCATTCCAAACATACCCAAAACAAATTCAATTATTGTATCAATATTATCTTTTACTGCTTTCAATATATTTGCACCAAGACTCAATATATGATCTTTAACCGCAGCGAGATCGCCGTCTAACAAAGATGATATAACATTGATTATATCGTCAAACATGGCTTTGAAGTTACTAAATGCCGTCTCTAATCCTTTCAATAGTATGTCAAATCCACCACCCTCTCTTGTCATAAATTCTTCAAAAAAAACGTATATTGGTTCGATAACTTTATCGTATAGATCTGTGAGAACGCCAAAAAGTTTATCTTTCACATCTTTCAAAATTGGAAGAACATTTTCGTCAAAGTACTTCCTTATCTTGTCAATAGCCACAAAAAATTTGTCCTTCAATACTACTAAAATTGGAAAAATTTCTTCAAAGAAGAAGTCAATGAAATCGAAGAGAGCTTTTTTAAGTATTTTAAATACTGGACTGTTTAAGAGGAGTGCTAACGCTGGAATTGCAATTGCCAACAAAATACCAACAAACCCCTTCAACATTTTGAAAAACACACCAAAGGTCTTCATAAATCCACCGGGTTTTTTCCCCTCTTCAGGCTCTTTAGGTTTTTCTGATGGAGCAGGACCAACATCTGGGTCATCGTCTTTAAAACGAGCAAACATGGCTTGGTTTTGTGCTACCTCTAAAGTTTCCCTTTGTATATCCACCAATTGTTGAACTGTACCAATCAATTTTTCAATAGAGTTTGAACCAGAGTTACGAGTTAATTGACCTTCATTTTTTAATCTTCCAATAATACCAGAAAACCCTTGTGACATTTGCATCTCAGACATGATTATTTTTCCTTACCTTCTGTGGTTTTTTGATAAGCATTCTTAGCATAAAATGCTGCAACAATAGCAGCAACTGATACAAAGTATGTTGGTGCCATTGAACCTAATGTTTTGCCTGCCTCTGTTAGTCCAATCCACATAGATATTACCACTGCAAATGGGTATAATAACATACCGGCTAATGCAAACCAAGCCATTTGTCTCTGTGCATCCTCTTTCTTATCTTCATTATCTAACCGCATCATTCTCGCATCCATAGTAAGTTCTTCATCAGTCACAACACCATCACCATCTAAATCATATTTTGAAAATTTACTATCAGGTTCAAGTGTTTTTTGCGACATCTTTATCTCCTAGCAGCTTGCTGCCTATTCTTTTCTGCTTCCTCCTTCAAATGATTCATTAATAAACCGATATATATTTCCCTCTCCCACGGTAGCATTTCTTCTAGTTCCGTTAAACTATATTTATGATGATGCATCAGTGCAAAATTAAGTTCATAGTAGGAACTAAGTGATGTGTGAGAAAGGGCTATGAAAAAAAACTCTCCATCCCCTGTATGACCACTTCACTTGTAACTTCTGTTTTTGGATTCTTAACCTCTACCACATGAGTTAGTCTAGGCATGGTGCTAAAAAATATTCCCATTTTTTCAAATGTTTCTGTGGGCAGACTATCAATAAACTCATCTAATTCTGTATTTGTAATATCAATCATACTATGAATTTCATCTTCTTCATGAACTTCATGAATACAAACTCTTATTAATTTTACTATATTATCTGTTGTTTGACTTATGTTTTTAATGTCATTAACTGTTGGGTATCTCATGATAATTTTAATACTGTCATTCACTCCCACCACATTGCTATGGTCATCTTGAATTTGAACATCAATTTCATCCAAGTTTACTTTAACAGGAACTCTGGTTTCATTATCATCAGGGCACAGAATACTAAGTTCAGCAGTCTCACCAACAGATTTACAACGAATTTTTAGAAATAAATATTCAAAATCAAATAGTGGCATAGTTTTAATGTCAACACTATTAAAAGTACACCCATCAACAATCTCTGATAACATATTATAGGTATCTTCTTGACTATCAGCCTCTTGTGCCATCATCAAGATTTTTTGTTCTTTGACTAGAAAGGGTCTGTATTTAACAACTTGTTGGTTAGATGGTAGTTCTAGTTGATAACTTGGTGTATCAATTTTTGGTAACGCCATAATTTTATATCCTTCATAATAATTTTCAAAACAGTTTTCTTATAACTGATGGTACATTTGCTGTAATAGCTCTTTGAACGGTATCTGTAGCCGTGTCAACTAATTTCTCTCCAAGAGTCTGACCTCCTCCTTCTAACATTAGGTTTGTCCATTCTCTAAATGACCATGCTACATTGGTCTTTGTAATTTCTGAACTTGGACCATACGCAAGATTTAAACCAGTAATGGTTTTTGGAAAACACTCTTTTAATTGTAATCCAAAAGTTTTTCTGTTGTTCATATCCAACAGATGAATGTTCAAAGTTCCAACATATTCATTATAAAATGCTACATCATATGTATCATTGCTAAATGCTAATTCTTGCCATTTTTCAAGCATCATTCTTTCATCTAACCCATTGGGTGATTGAATAGTCATTGTCACCTCATCAGCATATAGTGGACCTGTAACCAGTTCTCTTGTTGGGCCGTATAATTGGTCAGCTGATTTGGGTTGAGTATTTACACTTCTACCAGGCATCAGGACAGCCTCTGCTGCCAGTGAAATGCTTCTAAAGTCATGGGTAGCAAGTTTACCGGGTGGTGGTAGAATTTGAACCTCATATTGGTTTGGTCTACCATATGCATTTTCTTCATGAAACAATGATAATATATCATTCAATGCACCAAATGCGAGAGCGTCTGTAAAAGAACCGATTGCTGTTACCATTTTCTTATCCTAATATCTTTTTGCCGTGTCTAGGTATGCAGCTTGGGCAGACCCTTTCTGGAATCTTTGTACTGGTAATAGTGCTGCAACGATTAATTCTTCTGATGTGATGGCACGAAAATCAGATTTAACATATCCAGTTAGATAATGTTTTACAATTGCTTTTGCCATTGGTATTCTTTTTAGTTGTGAATAATCAGTAATTAATCTTGGACCCTTCCCTGACTGCGCTGCAACATTTAAACTACCTCCTCCGTCTACAATTTTATCTAGAAGTCTTATTCTCATTTGGATTGGTAGGTAGTGAAAATTCAGTCCCATGAAACCACCAGCAGCTGGTCCAATGGGAAGAACTAATGGAAAAGTGTCATAGTATGGTAGTGTGTCTTTATGCTTTGGGGAATATATAAACATATTGAGAGTCCCAAAGTTCACACCTTTTGTTCTTCTACCATCTCGTAACAACTGTTGTGGACCCGGCTTCCCAAAATCTTGTATCTTTTCCCGAAACCAGTTAACAGACTTTACTCCACTAGTTCCCGATTCTGCTCTTGCAGCGTCTAATACGCTTTGAATAAATTTACTCTGTGCCATTTAATTATTTATAACGAATACCTAAATCGTCCTCTGTCAGTATTTTAAATTCCATACCATTGTTGTTACACCATTCTGTGGCATACTTCCACTTGGCACTATTCACACCCCAAGCCTTTATCTCATTGAGATAACTTTTTGTTTTTCTTTGTGGTTCTTTTGGGGGTTTTGTTTGTTTCTTGGGTTTGACTTCAATGACAAGTTTTTTGATGGTGCCATCGTGTTGTTTTATTTTACAATAGAAGTCTGGAAAATAACGATGTATTCTACCATCCCAAGGAGACTTGTATGGAACAACTATTTCTTCACTACCCCACTCAATCACAGATACAGTTCTGTCACAGTAAACCATAAACTTACGCTCCCATAGAGAACGATAGATTACGTTGTGAACATTTCCTCTATATTTTGAGGGGTTGTCCGGTTTATATTGTCCTTTGTATGCCATGATGATGTATAAATAGTTATGATTATAAGGATTATTTAGACATGGCTGTACCCTCATTTATTGCATTAAGAAACAAAGCTCAATCTGGTCTCGCTGGTCTTGTTACGGGAACAGCTAAATCAGCACTAGGACTGAACAGGTCAGCAGGACTGAGATTTCCAGATGCTGGAAGTAGCAAACCCAGTGGGGATACAAATAAATTATTCCAATATCCATTAGACCTTGGGTCTACAGGCAACAATCATTTCATTTCATTTTTTGTGAGAGAAAGAAAGGCTGCAAAGGTTACTCAAAGCAACAAAAAAGATGCTGCCGAGGTAGCGAAAAGTTTAGATGCTGGGGCTGACAATTTTGATGCGATTCAACTACCCGAAGACGAATCTCGCCAACTGGCTGCCAAGATTCAATCTAATGCTAAAAGGGCGCAAGGGAGAAAACATGACGGCAAATCCCTAACTCAAAAACTTGCACCCACAGTTAGAACAAAAAACTCAGTTGCTCTATATTTCCCACCTACAGTTACTCAATCATATAATGTAAAATATGGTGAAACAGAGATGGGTGTTGGAACAGTTACGGGTGCAGACATTATCGCAGGATTTACTGGATTTGATGCTAATAACATGAAAAAAGCTATGGGAGCGGCACTGGACGGCCTTCGCACTGCCGTTACAGGATTGGCTCTGGGTGCAATAGAACAAGTGCCGGGATTTGCTGGCGCTGGTGCTGCGATTGGTATTGCAAGAGGAAAGGTCATCGTTCCAAAAATGGAGGTTGTCTTTGAGGGTATTGGTAAACGAAGTTTCTCTTACAGTTTTACATTTACCCCTTCATCTCAACAAGAGGCAGATGAAATACAAAATATCATTCAACTTTTTAGAGAAAATGCAGCACCAGATTACACAGATTCGTTGGGACTTGAAATGACCATTCCTAATACCTACGATATCGCATACTATACAGGTGCAATAGAAAATGGGTATTTGCATAGAATAGGAGAATGCTATTTGGAAAATATAGACGTTTCATATGGTGGAGATAAAATGACATTTCACACAGCTGCGGCTGGAAAAGGTGCTTCACCTACCAGAATTACTATGACACTAGCATTTAAAGAAATGCAGACTATTACCAAATCATTAATCCAACAAGGTTTCTAATAATGTATTTTGCAAATTTTCCCAGTATTGTATATGATGCCACTGGTAATTATAACTTCAAGGTTGTAACCAATCTTCTAAGAAGAGTTGCCTTGAGACAGAAGATACAAGAAAACACTTTGGTTTTTGACACCTATGATGTAAAGAATGGTGAAACGCCAGAAATCCTTGCTGATAAATTGTATGGTGAGTCAGAGTTGCATTGGATTATTCTTTTGGTCAATAATGTTACAGATAGGTATCATCAATGGCCAAAATCATATACACAATGGTTATCTTTTTTGGAAGATAAGTATCCTACAGTTGCAGGTGCATCAACTCAACTTATAGATCAAATTCACCATTATGAGATTGCACAAACATCTGGAGACACTGCTGTAACAATTGATATTGGAACTACAGATACCACACCTGACTTTAGTGCTACATCTGTGACTAACTATGAATATGAGAACAAAATACAAGAAGACTTGGCACAAATTAGATTACTGGACCCATCTTACATACCAGTATTTATTGAAGAGTTTGAAAAACTAATGAAAGAAAGTATTATTTAATGTCAAAGGCAAGTTCAGAAACAATATCAGAGGCAGGTGATTTTAAAGTAGATGCGGTAAGTATCACAACCTCTACTGGTTTGGTTGTGGATTTGCTAGGCTCTGTCATACATATTACTTTCTTTGAATCTATTGAAACTACTGCTGTCACTGGAAACATTCTACTTTCTGATTATGTCAACCTCGTTGCTATTGGACCCATCATAGGTCAAGAATTCATAAAACTGAAATTAAGAACTCCCGGCATGTCAGAAGAAAAGGGTGTCATAGATTTTACAGAAAATCTGCTTGTTGTAACCTCTATGAAGACTAGAGAACC